GTTCTGTACAAAATGCTGTCCATGTTCAATGGACCGCACCAGCCACCCTCGACCTCTGCGCGAGCAAAGCTGCGCTTGAGGAACGTGATGTCATCAATAGTCTCATAAGGCTGCACCACCCCATCCTTTTTGTCAGAGGTGTACGTGAGCCCCATGTCCTTCATGTCCTCAGCCACGGTTACCTGATTAAAGACCTCGGATACCGCGTCTGACACACCCACGACGTTGTCATCGCCATAGGTGCAAATGTACACTGCGTCCCACATACTGGTATAATCACCAGTGCGTTTCACATAACATGCCGTGATGGCAAACAATGAGTACATGGAATTGATGATAGTGGTCAAGGGGTGGCCACTTGGAAGGGATTTGTTCCATTGAACAAGTGAATCGCGCATAGCGCCGACGCCAGTCAAGTGCCTCGAGTGCACAAGATCCTGAAACAGGACCTCGCGCACAAGATCATCCTCACTGGTGCCACCGCCTGCACGATACCACGAGTTAATGTAGCGCAAACACTGCGCATGAATATCTGGTTGTTCCGAAGCATCAAAAGCCTTGAAATCTCCCGCAAACACGCGCTCCCCATGTCGCAATAGCTGATTCGCCAGTACATCCCACTCTGTGTAGTGGTTAATGCCAGGCGCCATGCCACACATAGTGTGGTTGCAATGCACCGAGCTCATGAAAGCACCAAAGTACTTGCGTACAGCAATGCTGTAATCAACTGGTGCACCAGAAATGGCGCGTGTGGCAACAGCTTCAACCTTCGCAAGCGGGCGCGTCTCATCCTTCAGGAAATCCACAAAGATATGCGCTCTGCGCACACCCTGCTTCGCGTCCTCCACGATGCCGGCGACTTCTGCCAGCACCTCCTGAGCGCCCTCTCGCGTGAGATCAAACTCATCGCCATCCCCAAATATGTCGGTCTTACCCTTAGCATACTTGAGGTTGTACGGATAGCCACAAGAGGAACTCCTCTTAATGGACTTCAGCTTCATGTGAGACACACCCACCACAGCTTCCTCATCAGAGAGAATCTTGCGAGTGCTGGTAGCGGTTAACTCCCAATGTCTCTGCATAGCCAAGCCCATAATGGCGTTGGGGTTGCGCAAATTGCTGATATGCAAAGGCGTGGAGTAGTTCTCCATAGCCTTATGCATAGGCTGCACAATGGAGCCATCCCGCACCACTGGGTGCAGTATAGCGGGGGCAACTGGGCTCGGGCCAAAGCCATCAAACCCTGTCTCTTTGATCTTAGAGCGGACGCTCTGTGAAACAGCGCAATCATCCCCCACAGTCCCAATAGGGGCCATGGAACCATTTGCAAGTCCGCACTCCTCAATGATCTCATCAGTGTGGAGCACAGTAATGCCCCTGCGCGTCACGTCCTCATCAAACTTGTCATAAATGACTGAGGCACGATTCTTGAAGGTGGACAAAGCTTTCTCAACCAATTCCTTGGTGAGTATTGCTGCCCAGCCTTGACGCTGTCCACCATTGGCTGGAGAGCGTGACCTTCCGGCAATGTGAATGCCGAGAATGGACTTGCCCCCAAAATATCGGGGTTCCGCAATGGTGAGCGGAGCTCCACAATCGCCGCACTGCGTAGACATATTATATGTCCACAGCTGCTCGGTGTCAGCGTAGCCCACAGTTACCTTAGGGTCATAACGCAGCCCTTGCGCCACATAGGCGATGCGCTCAAGCTGCACTCTGTCATTGTACCTCACAGGGCGCGCTATATCAAGCCGCACCCCAAAGTTGTTGTTATAGTGCATGAGGTCCTTGACCACATCACGATCAGTGATGCAATATTTCACCACATCGCGGTGGGCCTGTGCGCAAACTGGACTAAAATCCACGAAGGTCAAATCCAGTGCTGGGTAATCCTTGTGTTCAAAGCTGGAAAACTTGGCCCCAGTCATCTTGACGCGAAGCCCGCCTGTGTGAGCAGAGCATGCGATCATCTCAATAGTGTCAGCACTGGACAAGCCCTTGCGGAAATGAAAAGGCATCACGCCAATCTTCCCGCGCAGCATGAGCACTTGCCCCACAGTCTCGTCGCCACACATGAGCTTCCAAGTATTCTTGTAAACTCGATCTGCGGCGCCATCTTCCGGGGGATTGCCCATCTCTGCGCGAGCAGATGGCATAACCTCTGCAGGTTGCTTCTTAGCAGGAAAAACCTTCTCCTGGTGCACACTCTGATGCTCAGCATCGTCGTCAGGTGCTCCGAAAATAAGGTTGCGGATAGCTTTGGCCGCTGCAGTAGCAACTGACCAAACAGCTTTGAGAGTGCGTATGGCAAGCACAATGTATGCCACCATAGTGGCAGAGCAAATAATATTGCCATTGCGCGCCTTGGTATAAGTGTCCTTAAACCCGCGCTTGATCTCGCGAAAGAAAAGGCGGAAGCCATAAGTGACATCACGCCTCGCTCTGCGATCTCCCTCAGCTGCCTCGTGAAAGGCCTTCTTCCAGAATGAAGTCTCATACTTCGCATCAATGCGGGCAGCCCTGCCGGCATACTTGTCATCCTGAACAGAAGCTCGCTTCTCGAGAGGATCAGCGACCATCATGCGAACAGGCGTATCATGCTCAGCGCGGAGTTCCTCCTCATCATAGTTAATGTCGTTGAGCGGGTAGCTGTCAGCGTCATAAATGACCTCACAATCGGACTCCAGTCCGGACTCGTGCTGAATCGCTCCAGGAAACATGTTGAGCCACTTGTTCAAAGCAGCCACATTGTCAGTGTGCCGGGAAGCGCGCAGCTTTAATTCTGCAGCGACGTCCTTAATCAGCGAAAACACTGACGGTCCCTGGCCCTGTAACGGTGAGCCATCAAAGGCACACGGGCGCAAGGTCCACGCTTCCCATGGGATGCAAGATAGCACCTCATCATCCGTGTATTCCTTGTCCTTAAGCGCTTCAATACGCGCCGCCTGCACTCTCTCAAACTTGCCGTAATCAAAAGTGCCATAGGCCGTACGATACTCAGGAGCAACATCCATCCAATAACCATGTGAGATTCTCCTCAACACGGCTTCCGGTTTGGCCAAAACTTGATCCAAGTCGCTCCTTATGTTGACCTGATTAGTTGTACCGATCATCAGCTTGGAGCTAAAAAAGAAGCGGCCCTTGCTCTCAACATCAGCAAAGGGCAAGGGAAAAGGCCAGCTGTTAACTGCCTTAATGATGGTCATACCCTCACATTCATCGCTGCCTTTAACGGCCTTCTTCTGGAAAACATCATCCATGATGTACACCAGCTGGCCGCAATAGCCATTGAAAAAGCGATCCTCACCTTTCTGCCACATGTTCTGTGCGACTTCATCGGGTGGGCAAAGCTTAGCCAGCTGCAAGACAGCGCTAGCAAAGGCCTTGATCAGGTAAGTCTTGCCGACCGCAGACTCTCCGCCAAACATAACGAATAACGGAGGAGCGCGGTAGCAGTTCTCAGTCTCAAGCAAGCCCCTGAATGGAGCTATCTTGACATTCAGCTTGTCAAGCTGCCTCTCAATGGCAATCTTCAAATGCGCCGCCTGCAAAGTGGACTTCAAATTGTAGCCCACTCCAAGCAGTGCCTTGGCTTCAGTAAGCACAGCCACATTGGGCTCCTTGCAATCGATCTGAGCCATCTTGGCATCGACCTCACGGCACCACTTCATGACTGCTGCTTGCGCAGCACCCACAAGGGTAACCTGCTTGTTGCTCACAAACTTAAGAGCAAAATTCAAGGCTCCCTGAATAAGCCTCAACACAGTGGAAAAAGCTCCCTCAAAGCCGTCAGTTACGCGGCTGAACCCGCCCAAATTGCGGGTCAAGGCGGCCAGAAAATTGGTGCGGCTGGACTGCGCGAACATCTTGTATGGAAGAATCACGCAGCACACAAAGGAAGCTACTTGAGCTGCCAAACCACCGTCCTGATACTCAGGAGCGTCAGTCTCAAACGCGTCAACGACATCTGGCACTATTTTGCCAATGATGCCCCGAATGAAGTTCTGAATGACTTCAAGAACTCCACCTGCTGCGCGGAGGGCAATCATCAAGCCCCCCACAACCATCTTCCAAAAGGCGCCGCCAACAGACTTGACAACACCGATGAAAGACTTGACAGCCTCACCAATGCGAGCGAAAAAACCATTCACACCCTCGAAAGTGGTGTTCACAGCTTCGCCAGCACTGGTAGTGGTATCAACCAAGTCTTCAACTTTGCCAGCCATGCCGTCAATGCGCGCATTCATGTTGTTAGACAAGCGCGACACTGATATTGCCGTGCCAACAGCACTAGCTGCGGCAAGAATAGCTGGCAGACCAGCCTGATACTCAACATCGTCATTGCGCAAAAGTTCAGCATACTTCACTTCGCGCGCGACATTGCGTAGGCGTTCGCGCTCAGCCTTCGGCATAGATTGCATAAGAATCTTACGCCTCCTAGCGGCGCAATCTCTTTGAATGGCTTCCCTCTTCGCGCGCAGCATAGCACGACGAAGTGGTTCACCACGACTCTCAGAAAACTTGAGACCCAAAGGGTTCTCGGGAACAACATAAGCAAATTTTAGATGTGCCATATGTGGTTGGGTGGGCCGAGCCCAGGTACGAGATATTTTCAAGTGCGCCGCAACGCACTCCTAGCGATTAAGTCGCTAGTCTAGCTTGAATGGGTACTTCCAACCCAAGAAAGCGCTCGCCAAACGCAATCAAGTGGCACGTGCGATAACGCACCTATCCAAAGATAACACTGCGTAAGCTCGTGTAGTGCGAATGGTGAAACGATAAATCAGACCAATACCCTTTGGGCTTTACATGCGCCTGTATCGAATTCGGTACTCGCAGCACACTCTTAACACAATATGTCAATGAACTAAACCTGCTTTCTAGATGAACAGGAACTAGCGGTAACGGAGCCACCGAAAGAATCCTTACACCTCTACTGGTGCTACCTCATATAGTACATCGGTAAACAGCAATTAAGCTGCAAGTTGGTTCTTGAACATAAATTTTAGCGGGTCCTCGGCTGAAAAACCGACTTGGCGCCCGTGCTCACGCAGCGCACTATCGTATCGCACTTACGCCTCGTTAGAACTGCAGAGTAACTACAGCCCCCCTCACGAGGAAGGGGCAAAACAATATGCAGATGTAGCTGAAAAGCTAC